TCTGATTAAGATCAGGGTTAAGATTTAACGTTGCAGTCCAAACAGGATTAAAGTATGGTAGAATCTGCTCGACGATGTATGTACCATCTTCGATATTTTTAACCATAATTGATAAGGTGAAGTCAATATTATATGGAACAGGTTGATACTGCCATCTAGTAACACCTTCATTGCCTGGTACCGGTGCAGTAGTTCTATTAACAGCGTTTAACTTACGCGCTGGGTCATAATATAGTCCAGTCATCTCAACCGTCATTCTTGGAAGCTGGGTAGCAATAGATCTTTCTAGATTAGGGTTGCCATCTAGTCTTGCTAAGAACTTCTCACGTGGGCCGTAATTAAGAGGTACTTTTGATGTCTGAACAAGTGTTCCGCTATTATCGTATCTCTTTAGCCAAATATTATTAAATAGCGTACCAAAGTAGATGACATACTTTCTTAATAGTCCATGGCCATATGCATTAGAACCTACAAACATTATACATTACCCTCCGAGAATGGATCTACAGAGGTCCAATCTACAACACTCGTGCCCGCTTCTTGGAACTCTTGATTCTGTGCATATACATCGAGCATAGCGTCTTCATATACATTGTTAGCATATACGTTAGCAACGGAGTATTGTGTTTCAATAGCATCAATTTCATCGACTCCTGTGTCAAATCTTTCGTTTGAATATTCCCAAACTTCGCAAACAATATCCCAAGTTTGCAAGTCACCTAGCTGATAGTATACTGCAGTGCTATTTACGTACTTAATAACAAAGATACGCTTCATCATTGTAGAGTAAACAAGATCACCTTCACGTGGTCTCTGAATGTCGGCGCGCTGCGATGCAATCTCATTGCCGAAGACACGACGGGAAACAGTAAATGTTACCTGATCTCTAATTTCAAGATTGAACTTAGATAAGAATGTACCATCACCCTCATATGAGTCATATGACTTAATGTACATATCATACTCAAGTGCAAGGCGATAGTAGGAAAGTGAGTCTTCCGACCAGATCTCATCACGCTTCTGAATATCTCTAGGTAGATAGTATACAGTATGCCCGTATATTGACAGACTCTCAGCAACGAGGTCATCAATAAGCATCTGCTCACTATAACTATTAAAGTTATTAAAAAACATATTTGGCATTTGATTAGCCTATCATATCAGATACAGGAAGTGAATACGAAGAGATCATTTCCTGTTCCATCTTCCTAATCTCATCAGCGGAGTCGTTAAGAATTTTTTCCCCATTAAACTGCACACCGCCTGGGAGACTCATACCATTAAACTTGGTTAGGTTAGAACCCCACTGATACTTAATTTTTTCTGTAGTATAGTTTTGTAGCCAGCGATCTGACCAGATCTGACTCCATGTATCAGGATCTACTACTTCATAAGCCTCGATTAAGAGATACTCTCCGTTGTTAATCATTTCCCAGTCCATATCGATATATACCCGATTCTTATGTCTATTGAATCTAATAGGCTGCTGGCCAACCAGCATTTCAGATATTAGCGCTAGATGCTCCATAACCATGTAGTAAGGAACCATCGATACGGAAGTAAGTGTATATAGATCGTTTAATGCAATCTGATAGCGGATATTGAATAGATCGTCGGAACGTACCATCGGGTCCGCAATAGGAAACACACGAACAGCACCAATAATATTTTCAGGTACTGTTATATACTTGTTTGTTTTATCTTGCGATGTTACTTGGTGCTTATAGTAGATCTTGTCAGTACCATCGAAATGATAATCCCAATAGTAGCGCAGTGCTTCATCAATACGATCATCTACTTGATCGTCGTCAACGTTAATTTCAATTACAGGCTTACCTAGCTTACGCAGGCAATACTCTTTAAATTCATCTCTTGTTGTTGGAACAGCCATTACATCATCCTAATATTGGTTTCTATTATTTATCAAGATGCGCTTTTAGCTTATATTGTCCCTTAGATCTTTAGGAGATGAGGTACGCGAGCGTCTTTATCCTTATTAGCAACAAGCCATGCTGTAGTTACTAGCACACCCATATTTTGCATCCATTCATTCGGGAAGTACGTCTCTCTTCTGAATTCTTGGAACCTAATAGTATCGTTATCGATAAAGTCAGCAAGATACTTGTCAGTATAGTATAGGAAAGAGTTCTCATTCCAGTACGAAACATGAGTAGGATCCTGGAAAGCACCACGCCCATCAGTAGATGGGATCTCAATAAATGCCCATCCGCCATGAGCTAGTACACGATGAATTTCACCCATGATCTTAGTCTTGTCATGGAGATGCTCAAGAATATGGGAAGCGTTTAGAACACCTACTGAGTTATCAGGTAGAGGAATTCCATCATTCAGATCGTGTACATGGTCAGCTGTTTCCCGAGTATCTACAGTAATATAACCTGGATAAGGATTCAGACCACCGCCAATATCTACCTTTAGTAGTCCACGCAGCTCTGCATCTCTTTCAGCTAGAGCTCTTGCATGCTGGTTAAAGAGTTCTATAGTCTTTTTCTGAATAGCTTCATTACGCTCAAGCCAGGTATTATCACCAGTAATACGGTAGATATAACATACCTTTGGAATGTGATGCATGCGTGTAGTTAGATATGTACGAATCATCAGCTCATGATCATCACAGATAGAGAGCTCAGGGTTATGACCGCCTATCTCTTTATAATGAGATGTTCTCCATGAGCGAACATGATCTGGTGCATACCAGATATAGCCAACAGATTGCGATGAAGGTGGGAATGAGTTCATAGCAATGAGCTCTTTACCTCTCCAGTTAAACGTTCTGTATGTCC